AACTTATTACAGTCCCCCACATTCCACTACCCCACGGAGAACCACTCCAGGGGGAGGAGGACCAAGGGGAGGAGGACCAGCCAAAACTAAACAGTAGTAGTGCACCAATTAATATACCATATAATTTTTTCATTCTACACTATCCCTATTGCATAGCCATTCGAGTAGTATATGTTACTGTATTAGCCGTCCCTGTTTCTGTAAACTTGAGCCTCAACCACAGGGCTACTGTTTCTGGTTCAAACTGATACAATGTAGTCCCCGCCGTAAGTCCGGAAGCAATATCGGTGGCCCCATCCGGCTCTGACCACGTTTGCGGCGCATCCGTACTGTTGGACAGTTCATACTCAATCTTTAATGTCCCACTACCCGTCAACACCGTCTGCACGGAGAAAAACCCATGCTTGCCCGTTAGCTTCAGTGGCTGACTATATCCCACCCCACTTGCAGCAATAGTAGCCGTGGTCTTCTGTCGAGTTATTGTATTGTCTGTGGCAAAAGCAGGAGCTACTAGTAGTCCCACAAATAATAATCCAATTAATAATCGTCTCATAATGTCTCCCTTAGGCGGCCATCCAACCACCTATTGATGGTCGCATACCTGATTTTTTTCTTGGTTTAGGTTTATTCTTGCGGGTTAAGGCCTTTCCCTCTCCCGCCCCCACCATTGCATGTTCAGCGGCCTCACAAATATGGGACCAAAAATTTTTATCGGGTTTGTCATGGTACTTCTCATCTCCGATAATTTGAATTCGTTTGTATATAAACTTGGACGATAACCCTTTTCTTATTTGCTTACAAGAGGGGTCGACTAGTAGGCCCGGCTGACCATCAATTAAACGGCTCAAGGGGGCCGCGAGAGCCTCACGCCTGAGAGTAGGGCCGCAACCCATCACCGGCATCTTAACCTCAATACCCAGCGCCTTAAAAATGTCGCCAGGAGTCTTCTTATCGTTCTGCGACCCGGTGTTGCCGTGAGTATCGCCATATATCGTTATGTCAAAGTCCGCGAGATTTTCGAGTATGTAGGGTTTGAGAATTAGGTCGCCAAATTGCTTGATCCCTATATCCTCCGTGACCAACTCATGAAATAGCCACCACTGACCCGAGGGTTTTCGCGCAAAAATAGCAGCAGCGGGGGTGAGGCCGAAGTCAAGACCTATCACTATGTCATCATTAGTGTCAGGCCGCAGGGGGGTAATGGAGCAATGCGTGGAGTCGACATACTCGGGGTGAACCCGCTTGCCCTCCTCGACGAATCCGTACTCGTTGCAGTAGTACACCCGAATATAAGTCGTTTTCTTGCCTGCCATACGTTTGAGATAATAGTTATGACCACCATTAAGATTGCGAATATTTTCAGCTCTCGGGTTACTGCGAAATTTGTTGGGTTTATACTCTACCAGCGCTCCCGGCTGAGTGAAAAAGTGCCAGCCCTCTGGCGGATTAGCCTCCAGATTGAACCACCAGTGATCATCGTCGGGAGAGTTGGTGTCGAGAATGACGCCACCCCAGGTGCACCCGTGGTTCGCGGTCTTCGGGGGATACTGCTCCACCCTGTCTCCAAGCATCGTGACAACAGCGAACGGTACCTCGCGCGCTTCATTAAGCCAGCCGCCGGTAAGTTCCAAACTGAGCAGTTTCTTCACGTCGTCAGGTCGATCAAAGGCGCGAAATAACACTTCCATGTCTATATCATTAATTATTATTCGATGTGTCATTGTCTGGTAGTTAAAACGACCAAATACGGCCTCCGGAAACCACATGAGCCAAGTTTTGAGGGTAGTATCATTTAATTCTCTGTAGGTATTTCGACCCACCACCCATCGAGTCCTCCGAATACCGTCGTCGGGGTCGGGCTTCTGATTGGCCGCACGCATCATTAGCTCCACGCAGCAGGCGGAGGATTTGCCGGACCTCACAGGCCCGCGCATGCAGCGATAGAATGAGTTATCCCGGTGCATACGTCCAGGGGTACGCTCTGCTAAGTAGGTGATCTCCATCAGACAGCCCTCCGCACTTTTCGAGGCCACTGGTAGACAGAAGGGTGAATACTGCCGCGACTATTGAACAAAGTCCGCAGGTGATCGAGGGTTTCGGGGGTTTGGAGCCAGTGATCATCCCCAAAGCCCTCCACAGCTTTATACATTACTGCGACCTTAGCGGGTGACACCCCGTTAGCCTCGAGAATACTGCGGAATACATCATTAGCTTGGTGGAAGTCTAGCTGGTGGTTGGCGAATAGCCAGTCGTGGACAACGGAGGCAGAGATTACGTCGGGATGAAAGGGAGTGTAGATGAGTCCCTGAAAAACCAGCGGAATGCTGGCGCCATCGGATAAAAAACCGCGAGGGACGACTACAAGTCCATAATCCGACGTGTAGTAGTAATCCTTAACCACTCTATATTCGTTTTTTCCAGGGACTGGGGTGAGGGTTACCTGATTATTCATCGTCGCCCCCAATTTTGAAGACAAACTTCACTTTTTCGCCGTCCCCTACCTGGAGTTTGGCGCCGGGATTAAATTTTTTGGGCTTGCAGTGGGTGAGCAAAAATTTGAGCAGACTGTCGGAGAACTTGCGAATCCCCACGGGCTTCCCGTCATCCCCATATACCTGCTCCCCCTGATAGAATTGCGGCTCCACCCAACCGTCCACGGCCCGCTGGCGTGCGGCTTCTTCCATAAGGTCGTAGCCGTCGTGAACTGCAGCCTCCAACGCTTTCGCCCACTCGGGGTCTTTGGCCTTAGTGTCGTAAACTGTGGATGAGCTGACCCCGAATGCCTTACGTACAACAGTGATATTTGGTATTTCCTCGAGCATGGCAACAAACGCTTCTTTCAACTCGGCGGTCATTTTGAGATTACTCATAACTCTTCCTAGGGTTGTGGGTTAGGGGGGATGCCTCAGGGGGACCTGTATCCTGAAGCCGGGGGTCGGAGGTCAACCATCCCCCCACTAGACTGCAGCAACTCAGAGCGAGAGACGGGCGGGTAATAGGTTTAGTCGAAAGATGCGAGAGTTGTGCGCTGTCCCTAGCCAGTATCGAGCAGCCCTGAGGCATTTTGCAGTCCCCCTTCCCCCCTATCCTTTTCTAATCGCCAGCCACTGTTATCTCCTTATCTACCCCTATGGTGGGGCGGGTAGGGGGGTGAGGGCTACTATAGATGATGGGTGAGGGCTACTATAGACGGATTATATAATTCCGGACAATTTGGCTTTTTAGTCGCGAAACCCATATCGACTATTATCATCCCCCCTACCCTTCGCTCATATCCCTTCCCCCCTATTCCGGGGGACCCAATCCATCTATCGGCGGCCCGGCGCGATCACACTGTTCATCTGCCAAGGCACCCGCTACCAGCGACTAAACGCTATAATCACTAATGAAACGCTGTTATTATCGATGAGATAGCTGTTTATACTATTCGAGGGGCGTTTCGGCCACCCAACGATAGTATTAGCTACGTGTCCCCGTTCACCCCCCAATAACGCCGTTTGGTCCCTGGAACACCGTTTCGCCCAGCTCCTCATCCGCTCGCAGTGGGACGCAGCGGGCGGCGGGTGGCGGGCCGTCGTTCGTCTGCCGCCCAGCTCTCGCGCGCCCGCGCCCTCGGTCCAATAAGGGATGCGGTCTTTGTCCGTTGGGTGGCTAGCTCCTGGAGACTGTCAGCCAGCAGCCAGTCTTCCAAGCACCAGACGCCACCCAGCCAGTCTCCAGCAACCCGCGACGTCAAGACTCTGACGCTTGCGCGTCAAGCCGTTGACGTTCCAAGGTCCGCAGCCGCCCGGCCATCCTCGAAGGCTCGCGACCAACGCGGCCTCAGCCCTCGCGACCCTCATGGCACGCGACTTGCAATATAAAGGGTCGCCGGACCCGCGAGGGACGCCAGGGATAGCCGCGCGCACCCTACGGAAGACCCGTCGCGCACGCCCGAGGCCCACGGGCCGCATCCGCGCCAGGGGCCAGCGGCTGCACTATCCGCAATTTGTGATTGAGCGTTGAGGGGGCGAATTGATCGCCCTTTGAGGAGTCAACCACAAATGGAGGAGGAGAGATGAGAGGAGTTATACTAGTCATTCTATTTATAGGGCTGCTGGTAATGGCATACAGCCTGCCGGAAATAGTCTATCCGGAATACCCGCCGCGAGATTACAGTGGATTAACTGAAACACGGCAGCAATCACACACCAAACAATAGGAGGAATAAGGTAATGGAAGATAGATGGGATGAATTAGAAGATTCGATGGCACACCACGGAACTGGCGGACAGCAGGATGTTAGATTAAGTGAAATGACAGCTTGCCGCGAGGCCCTGCAGGTGCTTGCCAACCACGGCGTAGTGGAGGACGATAGCTGGGCACAGATCGAGGAGGCAATAGGCAATTTGGGATGACCGTCAGCGCTTTGACGCAAGGGTGTCGGGCTTTTGACGCCTGGCGCCCCTCAACAGCCCAAGGCCCGCGACCGACGGGACACCCCACGCCGGCACGAACCTTGCAATGTAAAGGGTAGGGGCAATACTGCCTACGCCAACCAAACAAAGGGCTGTTGCCCTTGAAGGAGAAAGTATGACACCAAAACAGAGAAGGGAACATGTGGAGGCCTTGAGGGCTGCGCTCGCTCCAATAAAATGCGACAACTACGGGAACTACAAAACCGATAGTGGCGTATACCGGTTTAAATTTAAGAAGTTGGTAATCCGCCTGGAACGCTCATCTGGCGGCGGAAGATGGGGGCGAATAGCAAGCTTCCCAATAGCCACCACCACTGTTGAAACTATAACAGCCCGACGCAACTTGGTATTAAGTCACTAATGGACCAGGGGCAGCCACCCACTGCCCCTCATCGAGTAGTGAACGTAACCAATAACTGGAGGACAGTTAATGAAAATTATTATGGAAAGAGACGGGGTTCAGACCAACCACCCCACGTGGGCCGCCGCATATCGCAGCCTTATGGAGCAAATCAGAGAGGATGACGGGCAGCACATAGGCGTCGACGGCATCAAACTCGGAACAACTGCGGGCACGGGTCCGCTCCAGGGTATGACGAAACATACGTACGCCACCAGCAAAGCCATCTACACCTTATGGGACGACTCCCCAATTCAGCGAAGCAGCTACGAGGTTATTATCGGCAACATCGGGCAGGTATACTCGGGCTTCATCTACTCCGAGGCCAAAGACGCCTATCGAGCGGCCATCGGCGCGAGCAGGGGAGGAGTTGGGAGAGCAGGCGGGGAGCAGGTAACCCTCTGGGGTAACGGCGAACCACTAATAATTTTTGAGGGAGAGAGACATGAGGAAAATTAAGAGTTACAAGCACCCGGAATCCACGAAGTGTCGCCACAACATCAGGCGCGAATGGTGCGCAATCTGCAAGCCCCCCAAAGGGCCTCGAATGACGGGCAGAACGTCCGCAGGAGTTAGAGGCTGCGCATTCGGAGGACCGCTGGACACTCGCCCTCTCTAAGGGAGCTGGAGATATAGATAGGGTAATTATGCGAGACTATCAAATCCAACTATTCTTATTTTAATCGTTGCTTCGCCAGCAGGGGAGGCAACACTACTAATTGGGGACCGGGACCTAAAGCCACTGAGGTTTATAGATCAAACCCGCGCCTCGTTATCAATTAGCGATCAGCCGATCGCAAGGAGGAAGTATGAACGTAGTAATGAACGTTAAACTCAAGGGCAACACTGCCAAATCTAAGGGACTTACATTCGACTGGACTCACCTGAAGACTCAGACCAACATGGAGATTAGTTGGGAGAAAAAGGACCGCCCCCAGCTCGATTTCATCAACGACATTGCAGCAGACGTGGACATCCTGGACGCAGGAAGCCTCGACATTCTCGCACTATCATTGATTGTGGGCGACGTGCAGGCCCTGGGAAAAATCATCAACCGCGCAATTGAGGCCTTCGCCCGCATTGACGTGATTGTTGAGCCGCTCGATTGGGCCGCCGATAGTGGACTGATTGAATTTGAGATCAAAGATGGTACTGGTGCCGACATTGCGCCCCTCATTGAGATTCTCGCCCGTATGCTCATTCGCGCCACCACGAAATTCTCCAACACCCAGCACCCACTCTCCACCTATGACCTCAAACAGACCTGCGGCTTCATTAAAGACGCGTCTGACAAACTTAAGGGTGCGCAGGAAACCCTGGACTGGATGTCAGTAAGGGAGTTGGTAGTTGCTGAGGGCATTAAGGAGGAAAAGGCCGCAGCCGCTAAGGAGAAGAGGGAAGTGAAGAAAGCCGAGACTGCAGCGAAGAAAGCTGCGGATAAAAAGGCTGCGAAAGCCACTGGCGCCAAGAAGGCCAAAGGCAAAAAGGTGAAAGCTGCTGCAGCCGAGACTGACGCAGCCGAGACTGACGCTGGGGATACCCCTGACCCAAACTAATGTCACCCACCCCATTTCATTGCGAAAGCCTCACTTGCGACATGACAATTCGAGCTTGTGAGGCTAATCGCGCCATGGTGCACTTCTGCATCATCAAGATTTCGGGGGATTGGGTGGAGCAGTGGAAACATCGCGGCGAAATTAAGTCAGTAACCCGCCGCCAGATGACCTTTCATCAGCTCACGGATCAGGAGATTAATCGTCTCCTCGTCTGTGGTCCATGCCACTACTCGGGGATAGACCCCGCATTCATTAAAAAGCTCTATCGCGAGGGAATAGAGGACCTTATTCACAAAGTAGACGTTTATCGCGAGTATGGGTTTGACCCAGA